CGAGCATGGACATACAAGGCTCTTAATAGATTGATACAAGGATCATCAGCAGACATGACAAAGAAAGCTATGGTCGATCTATACGAAGAGGGTATTGTATCTCACATACAAGTGCATGATGAATTAAATTGTTCTATTGAATCAATAGAAGACGGTAAAAAAATAAAAGAAATAATGGAAACCACGGTAGAATTAAAAGTTCCACTAAAGGTTGATATGGAAGTAGGGCCATCATGGGGAGAGATCCAAAAAAAGTTCTAGGTGATATAAACGAGTTTAAAGCTATAATTAAATTTTTAAACGAAGGATACATGGTATTTAAAAATGTATCTGGCACAGGGCCAATAGACCTTGTTTTAGTGCATCAAGAAACAGGTGAAATGAGAAAAATAGATGTAAAAACCATAACTTATAGAAAATCATGGGCACCCAACACAAAGATTGCTCGACAACGTAGCAAGGAACAAGTAAGGTTGGGGGTTGAATTTGAGTTTATGGACAGGGAAGATGACTAAAGTGTTTTTATTGGTGGTGAGTTTATGGGGTTTTAACGGATCAGATTGGGTTTACACCGGTAATCAGATGGTATTGCAAGATAAGTTTAATGAGTTAAAAGCTTGTGAAGATTTTGGCCGTAGTTTTATGAAGTTTGAAATGAATAAATACTTTACTTTTAAAGTACAATGCATAGAAGATTTAAGTAAAGAGACTTGACAATCCCATATTATTTTATTATATCCTATATTGTTATTTCATAAATAACTTTTCCTTTAGTTAGGGCGTAAAGCAAAGTTTACGCCCTTTTTTATTTGACTTTTTGCATAAAATCCCATATATGTGGGGCATGACAGATATAACTAAATATAAATCAGTGGCGATAAAAATAGATGCCTATCAAAAGGCTATGCCCATGGCAAATGAGAGATACATGACCATGGGTGCATTTATTCGTTACTTGATAGACAAAGAAGCAAAAGAAAATAACAAACAACCAATTGAAAACGGAAAGGACAATCATGTCGGAACAGAGTGAGAGAAACGTTAGATCAGCACTATATGTGGCTGTATTAAATAAACTTCAAGGACGGCTCTCGGAACTCGAAGCAAAAGAAATTTTACTAACAACAAATCCGACTTACATTACAAGTAAAGAACATGATCATGCGGAGCACGTACAAGAATTGTATGATATAATCATGCAGAAGACTGAGATAAAAGATGCTCTTAATGACGTTAAGACGACATACTTTAAATCAATGCCACAAGGGCATGTCCCAGATGACAAAAAAAATAGTTAGTGGAGTCGTTAAATATACAGAAAAAACTGACGACGGAGAAATAGTGGATCTATTAAAGGTACACTATACAGACGGCACTACAAAAGATTTCACGGTTGCAGAATGGAAGCACTCGTTCAATGAGGGGCGTAGGCTTTGGCAACTTCACGAGAAAAAATTTAAGGATTCTAATGGACAATAAAGAAATTAATTTTGATATTTATCAACCTTTCGGACCAAGCATACTAAAAACTAAACTACCACAGATATATGTGGACGCACTAAATGAACAATCAGATACAATATTAAATGATGAGAAACTGAGCAAGGAACATGATTGGAGTCATAACCTTGCTGGTAACGTGAAGAAAGAAATAGCCATAGACCACATGAAGATAAAAGGTTTTCCAGAATTCCTCGCAGCGATGTCAGAGGAATACTCTAAACGTGTCCTCCCAGACCCCATTCCAGCGGGCACCAAGATAGCGTTTCGAGTATGGACAGTTAGCCAATGGGCTGGAGATTTTAACCCGATGCATATACATGATTCAAACTTATCGGGAGTTTGTTTCCTTAAAATGCCTCCAGATTTTGATGACGAGTATGCAAAGGAGGATCATCACCCAACGGCTGGCTGTCTTGAGTTTATTGGCTCAATAC